AAACTGATCCGCGTACGCAGTCAGGGGCAAAGATGGCGGTTGACTCAACATCTTGCTGCTGGTAAACCATAGCCCAAGTCTTTGGGTCAATTAAACCTCTGCGACGACGAAGGTGTGGACCAGACCAGCGCGGATACAATCCATCTTCATCCGCTGGAGTTTCATCAGTATCCCATGGCCGATCAGACTTTGGCCATAACGTGATCCACTTTTCAGGATCATCGTCAAATTCGAGTACGGCTGGCATAGCCAGATATGTCCACGGGGACTTGTTATCTGGGTACCGTTCAGGGTTACGCATTTCGCGGTATAGATCCATAGGATCAACGCGGGTACCTACGACGAGGATCTTACCTGTCGGACCAACACGAGTTAAAACTTCCTGTTGGATCCATCGGATCTGCTTCTCATATTCGCCAGCGTTGGCAAGAGTCACACAGTCATCAAGGATGATTAGATCGGCACGCGCACCGTAGATCTGTCCACCGATACCAAGGGCTTGGACGGTAGGATCCTTTTCACCTGAATCACGCTCAAGGTAGATGGCATCTTGCGTCCACTTCTCAGCGGTAGCCTTAAAGCCTTCGGCGGGAGCATAGCGACGCTGAAGTTCTGCCCACTGCGGACTGGTCAAGCGTTGCTTGATGGCGTAGAGAAATTCCTTGGCCATAGCCTGAGTCTTAGATACAAGTTTGATTCTTACATTGGGATTTGTGACGATTCGATATGTCACATAGTCAATGGAGACTGTCATGGACTTGGCATGCTCAGGTGGCATGTTTACTAAAACGTAATTCTTAAATCCTGGCTCATAGGTCATATTGCCGTGAAGCCAGGCTGGCTCACCTTCCTCAAGAAGTGAGGTGATGTTGCGCTGGTGAGGAAAGGTCTGGGAGTTTAAATACTTAGCCCGAAAGTCCTCGAACGATATGTTCGCGTCATCTTCGCTGATTACGCCTTTTCGCTTCTGGATGACGCGTGAAAGATCCACTGCTTCTTTGAACTGCGGATCGGAAACGCGATAATACTCATACGACTTGACGCTCTTGCCGACTGCGCGGCAAGCGTCTTCAATCTTCACCCCATCGGCAATCAGCGCGATAAGGCGCTTCTTTGCCTCTGGGGCGGATAAAGTTGCCTCTGGGGCAAGTTTATAGTTGTTTGACTTTGGTTTAGCCATAAACCTATTTCTCCTACCGCAAAGCGTTGCCTATGGGCAACCCTTGGGTTGTATTTGGGGGGCGCCTGCAGCGCCTAACCCTATGGGTTAAAGGCAGGCCGTAGAGCCTGCCATTGGGTAAACCGTTGTTCGTCTCAGCGGCGCCGTTCGCTTGAGGCTCACTCTGCCGTGAGCCGAACGGACAGGGCTGTTTTGTTTTAACCCCTATATATACTAAGGCGGGATAAATCGCTTTTATCCCTACTTGGACCGTGTGATGTTAGTCACACATAGTAAAACCGCAGGTCAGAGTCTATATTGGTTTAAAAATAATTGCCGTTTGAGCCTTGGCGCCTATATTTAGAAAAAATATTTTGGTGGATAGTAATAGTATAGATACACCCACGTTAAAAACCCTGGGGTTGAATTGTCCGATTTGCCCGATTTATTTGTCGACTTACTGGTGAGTAATGTCCGATTTGATAGCATTTTTTTGTCCGCATTGTCCGAATTGTCGGGGTGGTTTTGTCGGTTACTTGCGGGTATTGTCGACAATTACGCCCGCATTTGCGACCCGTTTTGTCGACTTTTGGGGCGTTAAGTTACCGATTAGTAACCTTTGGCGGGCGTTTTGGCGTGTTGTCGGGTGATTGCGGGTGGACTGTCCATACCCGAACATTTGTTCGACACGGGAGCCTCGAACTAACCCGAACCGAACATCTGTTCGATAAGCCATTGGCAACCCATTAGCACTCACGGGGGCAGACTGCCAATATCACAGGCTTTCAATTGGTTGAACATTCAACTAATTACCTGCCAAATTGACCCGCAACACGCCGAAAAAAATATTTCTAAAATGGTGTTGACATTTGCAAATTGTTGCCCTTAAACTTGCGCTATCGGCAACACCGCCGAACCTATGGAAGGGTTAAAAATGAGCAGAACCTCACTAGATACAATTAAAGACGGCTACGACTACGAGAATCAAGCCTGGTACAAGGGCGGAAAGTATGTCCGCTGTGGACATCCTGACTCAATGGATTGCAACTGTTTTGGCAAGATCAACGAGGGTAAAAAAGTCATCGTGACACCTGCCCTCATCGCTCACCTTGTCTCACAATTCGGGGATGTGGCATAAATGGCACACAGCAAAAAGCAGGGACAACAAGCCTTTGCGCTAATGCAACAATGGCGCGAGGCGGGCGTACCCGATCTAATCACCTCGTATGAGGCTTATCGCCTCACAGAAGGCAAGGTAGGCAAGGCTAACAAGTCGAATGGTATGCGCCTTGTTGATGTGGCACTAAAGGCAGTAAAGGCGGGCAACTAATGCGCCTTACAACACGCGGGCGTTTCGTTGTCTGGCTCTTAGCCGTTACCGCCCTATTCTTGACAGTGAACTATCTCAATCACCATTGGACAATCACAACCTGCTCGCACACTGCCGAAGGCGTAACGTGTGGCACAACATGGAAGGATTAATCATGAAAGAATTAGCACTTGCTGTGCATAGATACGCGCCTGGATTAGATGAAGTAGACAAGGTAAAATTCTGCATGTATCTCATGAATAAATACGGGCTAGATGACTTGCAAAACTTAAACCTTGCTAACGAATGGCAGGCGTACAACAACTAAGGCGAAACGGGCTAACGCCCGTCTAGGCGTATCGCGCCTGCTGATGAGCCTAATCATCTGATTAACACCCTATGGAAGGGGCTAGAAATGGAAAACACCTACACACCGCAACAACAATTCGCACTTGATGTTGCGATGATTCTAGAAAACGACAAAAAGTCATACCAAAAAATTCAACAACGAGCAAAAGAGATTCGCAAGCACTCGAATTCGAGTGCCTCGCTACTTAGCGACTTTATCCGCGAAATGGTCGAAAGCAGCGTAATTAACGCAATGAATGACATTGACAATGTAGGACATTGGCTAATTCGCGAGGTAATGTTTGGGTGGGGCGTCGCGCCTTACGACATCATTGCTCGCGAGATTCTCGCCGAATTGGAATTAAACGAACCGTTCTACACTCTCGAAAAAGACGGCGCGTACAAGATTCGCGGTACTTATGAAGACATTAAGCAGCAATTGGAAAAGGACGGCGAGTAAATGACTATCAACTACGAAAAGACTTTTCAAGGCGCGTGGGTGTTGTCTGCCTCTGTCGGTGGCTACTACGAACGACGCCAATTTATGGGCTACACCAAAAAAGAGGCAACGCGCCTATTCCGCGAATATGTAAAGGGGCTAAGCAAATGAAAGGTTATTTTGTAGAGGATTTGCAGGGCAATTACTTTTTCCAGATCGAAAATTGGGGGCTATTCGCCACTCAAAAAGAGATTGCCGACACTATCCGCGATTTTCCCGACTTTCACGACGGGTGCGAAGAAAACGAGGATTGCAACAACGACAATTGCGCAATAAGCAATTTGCCAGATTACGCCCTTTTTGAGATTTGGCAATTTCGCCCACATCGTGCCACACCCTCGCAATTTGAACGATTTGGCTACAAGCCCAGCGACATTGAAAACGATTGGAACGACGAAAGCGACATGGCATAAATGGCTAAAGATAAGTTAATTCTAGCCGTCGCGCTTACCTGCTTATTGGATAACTTTCAATTCGATCAAGAGGATTTTGCGGATTTTGATTTTCAAGAACAGGACATCATCAACCTAATGGAAAGGATGAAGGTATGACACGCCTCGACTATTGGAAACAGCAAGCACGAGAGGCAGAGGCAGATTTTTATCGCCTCAACGCTGAGCAGGACAAGGTGGACGAAACTGTCACCGCCCTGGTTGATCTAATCCGCGCCTCTCGCGAAATGGAGAAGATAGAAGGCAACCTGCCCGAATGGCTATAACAGCCTCAATCTATCAGCACGACTACGAGGCGGGCGAGTGGGTGACTACTTGCCCGACTTGTGGCGTTGTTGCGTATTATCCCACCTTGCGGGAAACACTCAAGCAACACATTAGACATACACGTACAAAATGTCTAAATGGGTATTGAAAAAATAACCGATCAAGCCGTGTAAGTCGGTTAAACCGATCAACTACGCCCGCGCATACGCCTTTGGCAGCGTATCAAGCCCCTTGATACGCGTGACGAGTGAATTGCTTGCACTTCACTCTCGCAGCGCGGGTGTTTTTATTCTTGACAAAGCCGTGAAATACGGATTAACTACCACTACCGCCCGCGCAATCGTACGGGCAACCATGAAAGGGAAACTAAGTGAGCATACGCGAACAAAACACGCGAGTATTGCGTGACATTGAGAAGATTACAGAGCGAGCCTTGCACGAAGCGTGGCTTACAGGCTACAACCAGGCTATCTACGATATGAACAACGACGTAGATGTAAAGGCAAGTGACAATGAGTAGAGCCGCCTGCTACGAAAACGGCGTTGATCCTGATATTTGGTTCCCCGAAACGATGAAACTTCGCTCAGAGGTAAATAAGCGGATCATTGTAGATCAAACAGAGACGAAAAAGGCCCTTCTCGCTATGCAAATTTGCGAGACTTGTCCCATAAAAAAGAAGTGTGTTGAAGTTGCTATGCAAGATATGTCCAGCATAGACTATGGCATATATGGCGGAACTTTACCCTTTGAAAGAAGAAAGGCTATTGGTGCA